CGGTTATAAATTCTTTTGCATCTTGAATAATTTTATTACTAGACTGATTACCAAAAGAAACAGAAAATCCTAAATTACTAAGCCATGAGGATATTTCGTTTTTGATGTTTTCTATTGTTACGTCGTCTCCATGAACTTCGTACCAACTGCCCGACATATTATCGGCATCACATTCTAGATTTAAATTTATATTAAATTTTTTCATTACTTGCCCCTTTCTATAGATTTGTAATTCTGTCTAGTCACAGAATGTTTGAAATAGTCGTACCCGTTAGAAGTACACATATACATTATTGGTTCATTCTTTAAAGTTGGATTAGTTTTATAGAAGTTATCAAACGCTAGATTGAATTCTCTAGTATTTGGTTCTTTTAAAATGATATTTTCATCCATTGTTTTATTTCTCCGTATTAGTAAACAATAACTGAATTATAGGGTATTTTTGACATTTTGTACACAAAAATAGTTCTAATTTGTAATCGATTAATTAATAGATATTCTTTTAATAGGTAGATACACGGGTAAAAATAGCATTTTCTTTATCTCTTTTCTTTTCCTATCTCTAGCAAATAGAAACTGACAGACGAAAGCGGGGCGGGTGTCGGGTGTCGGGTGTCGGGTGTCGGGTTTTGTTATTCCTTGCGATGGCGTCGGGGTGTCGGGTTAGACTATAGACCTAAGACGTTAGAATTTTTAATCGGTAGGGTAGGTTGGATCGCCGAACAAAATTGTCGGGTGTCGGGTTGTCGGGTTAGTCCTTAGACCTTAGACGCTAAATTGTAGGTAGTAGTTATAGACCTATAGACATATAGACAGCTAGACCAAAGACAGACCGCCAGTTAGTTCAGGTTCGCCAGCTGGCTCAGGTTCGTAGCCTTTTTAAATTTCAATTATTTTTACAATTTGTAAAAGATATATGTATAATACGTATCAAGGGGGAGCGTGGTGCGACCCCGTTAATTACGGAGAAAAAAATGCAAAATTTTTATTACGGAAAAAAATTGGAGGCTTACAACGGTAAGCCATTTGTTAATGACCAAGAGAGACACGCTTACTTTAGAGCATATCTTTTCAATCTTGGGATAGCTGATACTAGATGCGGTGACTTAGCCAAGGCAATAAGTCAGCTACACTCAGCGGTCAGTAAGTGTGGTCTTGAAAGTCAAGACAAAATTGCAAAGGAGTTTGAAGGTCTTATCTCTGCTTGCAGAAAGTACGGAGAACTAGAGGATATGCAGACTGACTTTACTGACGAAAACGGGAGGGACTACAAATGAGTAAAACTAAAACTAGAACTATCAAGCTTAGTCCCTTAAGTGTTTTAGAAGCAAGGCTCTGTGCTAGGTATAGGGAATTTGATTACCCTACTTATGCAGCGTTAGTTGCCGAGGTAACTTCTATCTTTGGTGCTATGCCTGAGTCAATCCAAAAGGAGTTAGTCGAAAGTGGTTTTCTTGTATCTACTAAAGAGGAGGTGAGCAAATGAGCCAGTACAAAGTAACCCTGAGAGGTATGCTGCCGATAGAGGTAGAGGTTGTTGTGGAAGGTAATACAATTGCTGACGCAAAAGATAATGCGTTATACCCGTACGATTGTTGGGTTAGTAATCCAAGAGTTTGGTCAGTTTGTTCGTATACTGGTTCTACGCAAAATGAAATGGATATGAACCCATCAGATTTATTTGACCTTGACCTAAAACTTCAACTTGGTCAAACCAAAGTTGTTAAATTGTTAAAATCAGAGGAATTAGATTATTAAGTTTAACTCCGTAAACGGAAGGCAGGCTTGGAGGACCTGCCTTTTTTTTGCCTGAAATATGGAGAGGGGGGGTAAATATGGCAAAAGGGGTATACATACGTCGGAGTAGGGGAGTGCAAAAACATATAAAAACATCAAAATATATGCAAAAACGGGCAAAAATAGACAAAAATATACAAAAATATACAAAAATAGACGTAAATCGGGGGATATTTGGGTATATTTCTACAGCTGTAGCTGCAAATCGGGATATATATTGGGATTTGGGACTCTTTTTGGGTCGGAAAAATCGGGTCTGCGACGCCCAATAATGAACTTCGTACATCTATATTTATATTTATATAGACAATAGACTATAGACAATAATTTACATACTTGATCAAATATAATTTGACTATCTATTTTTACACTTGTTAAAAACTATCTTTTGGCTATATAATTTTTACAGGAGTTGCAGGTAGATGAGCTTTGTTCACGCTTTCTCCAATAATTTAGTTATTTAGACTGCCTGCAACGACTTATAAAATATAAAAAAAGGAAATGATATGGGACCACTTATACCATTATTAGGAGTAGTAGCTGAATTTATAATGGCTAACGGGGCTAGAGCTGCTGCGATGAGGTACGGACCAAAAGCTGTAGAACAAGGTTTGAAACAAATAAAAAATAGACAAACTGCTATTAATAGGCGTGTAGCAGAAAAAAGGAGGACAGGTGAAATACCTCCTAGAACGCAAACTCCTGCTCAAAGAGAAGCAATATTAAGAGAACAAAGAGAAAAGCGTTTGAGAGCCGAGCAACCCCGTCCACGTATTGATGAAGAAGGATTTCTGATAGACGAAGTCCCTTTGAAGTTTGCAGTAGGAGATGAGGTATCTTCTGGTATGAGATCTGGTTCAACAGGTCCGAATGTTCAACGCAATATACCAGGTCGTATGACAAACGTAGCAGATAAAGTTACTGGTAGAACAATGCCAGGTCGTATGAGCGGTATGGCAGATAGAGTTTTGCAAAACCCGCGCTCTACTATGGCGACTCCTAAAACTAGTTTATTACCAACTCAAACTTTATCTAGGATGGGTATGTTATCTAGAGGAGGTATAGGTGGGTTAATAGCAGCAGGTGGGTTAGGACTTTTTGAATTAGGTAGGCAAACTGGATTTGAACCAGAAAAATTAGGTCAAGCCGCAGCTCAAATACAAAAAAGTATACAAGAAGTTGCAGATGAGGCCGTTGAAGTCGCTATAGAATTAGGACAGCCGATAACAGATTACGTAAATAGAGTTGTTATGGGTTATGAATCTGAGATGAATCCAGAGCTTTTTATGCCAGCTCCGCCTCCTAAACCTGTAATGGAAGATGAAGAACCTTTTATGCCTGGAGCAGAACGCAAAGTCTCTAATATAAATAGGTCTATGGGTGAAATGTCCATGTTTGCTAAAGGTGGAGAAGCTTCATTCCCAGACTTAACAGGAGACGGTAAAGTAACTCAAGCTGATATATTAAAAGGCAGGGGCGTATTCCAAGAAGGTGGACCCGTTGAAAATGAAGTTGATCAAGCCTTATCAGAAATACAAAGCGTACAGCCAGAAGCGATGGTCATACAACAGGTTATGACGATGGTTATGGAGATGATTCAGTCTGGCGCTAGTGAAGAACAAATTGTTCAAGCGCTGATGAAAATGGGACTGGACGAGGAAGACATTCAGCAAGTGATGATGATGATCGCTGAACAAATGCAGGGCCAAGATCCCATTCAATCAGAACTATCTCAAATGATGTAAGATGGAAGAATTACCCGACGTAGGTTCAATCCAACCCCTGACTGAAGCCGAAGCTCGTAAAACTTTTGGTACCCCTCTACAGCGTTTATTAAAAATAGATCCAATAAGCGTACAACGCGACCCCGTAAAACGTGGTATCGCTTCGATTGGCTCCAATATTTCAAATATCCTAGATATGTTAAATCCTGTTGCAACTTTTGAGGAAGGTATACAAAAAGGCAGTCCCGCAATGATGACTATTGGTGGATTGGATTTGGTATTAGGAGGTAATCCTTATGCGGCTATGGCAAAATTAGCTTCGAGACCTGTAAAAGCGCTGGCAAAAAAAGTAAAAGATATGTCGCCCGATGAAGTTGATGCTCTTAAAATTCAAGTTGATGATTTTATTAAAACGGAAAAATCGCAATTGGAGTTTCAAAAAGGTTATCAAAGTAGAGAAGAAGCTGGGAAATTGCCAGGTGCTGACAAGGCGGATGAAACAATAAAAATTTTACAAAAAAATAAAAAAATAATTTTTGAAGAACCAAGTGTAAATTACAATAAAAGAATTGCTAAAGAAAATAAAAAAAGATTAAAAGATAATCCTGAATTTGTAGATAACCCTGAAGCCTTAGATGATTTGATAGATGAATATGAAGGTGAAGAACTTTTTGATATTGATGGCTATGTAGGACCAGACAGAGATTTTCCTGACATACCTTTGGGTGCAAAAAGTGAAAATTTATCGTACTATTTTATAAAAGAACAAGGTTACGAAGATCTTGCTTCATTAGGTCTAACTACACCGCCAAAACGTGATTTATATATTGGGGGACCTTATGTTCCAACTTACTTTGACCAGATTGGAGATAATAAATTTGTAATATACGAACCCATACGTGATAGGGGTCGTTATAAACGAACTACGTTAAATAATCCAGATTTACGCACTTGGAGAAATTTTTTAGGTTATGCCAAAGGCGGTCCAGTAGACAAGCCCCTTTACGATGATCAAAGAATGATTTGATGAATCTATCCAGTTTAACCGAGACAGAGCTGAAAGAAGCTCTGATGTTAAAAGAAAAGTTAGATAACTACGCACTCCAAGAGAAATGCCAAAGTAGTTTTATCAACTACGTTGAACACATCTGGCCTGAATTTATCTGCGGGCGCCACCATAAAATATTTGCTGAAAAGCTCCAAGAAGTTGCCGAAGGTAAATGCCGACGTTTGATCGTTAATATGCCACCCAGACATACCAAGTCTGAATTCGCATCTACTTTTTTCCCGTCTTATATTATGGGACTTAAGCCCAAGATGAAAATTATGCAAACAACGCATACGGGGGAACTAGCTGTACGATTCGGTCGTAAGGTTCGTAACTTGATGGATCAGGAAGATTACAAAAATATTTTTCCAGAAGTGCAATTACAATCCGATAACAAATCTGCGGGACGTTGGGAAACCAATAAAGGTGGCGAGTATTTCGCTGCAGGTGTAGGTGGAGCGGTAACAGGACGTGGTGCGGACTTATTGATTATTGACGACCCTCATTCTGAGCAAGATGCACTTAGCCCTTCAGCTTTAGAGTCTGCGTATGAATGGTACACCTCTGGACCCAGACAGCGTTTACAGCCAAATGGATCTATCGTAATAGTTATGACACGTTGGAGTGCGATTGATTTGACCGCTAAGTTATTGGAAGCGCAAAAGGAACCACTTGCCGATCAGTGGGAAGTTATAGAGTTCCCTGCGATATTTCCAGATTCAGACAAGCCACTTTGGCCTGAGTTCTGGCCTGAAGACGAGTTATTAAAAGTTAAGGCATCTTTGCCTGGTATGAAATGGAACGCTCAGTGGATGCAAAACCCGACAGCAGAAGAGGGTTCTATTATCAAACGTGACTGGTGGCAACCTTGGGAATACGACAGCTTACCCAACGTACAGTATATTATGCAAAGTTACGATACGGCGTTTTCTAGAAAAGAAACTTCTGACTTTTCAGCTATATCAACGTGGGGCGTATTCAGACCATCTGATGATGCACCCGATTCTATTATTCTTTTAGATTGTCAAAAAGGACGTTGGGACTTTCCTGAACTAAAAGAAATAGCGATGCGCGAATACAACTATTGGGATACTGATATGGTGTTGATTGAAGCCAAAGCATCTGGCACGCCTCTGACTCAAGAACTACGACGTATGGGCATACCCGTAGTGAATTACTCGCCAACAAGAGGCCATGATAAAACCACTCGTATGCACTCAGTCGCACCTGTCTTTGAAGCGGGTATGGTGTACGCACCTCAACGTATGTTTGCTGAAGAGATGATTGAAGAGTGTGCTTCATTTCCTTTTGGAAAAAACGATGACCTATGTGATACTATGACGCAAGCGATCATGCGCTTTAGAGAAGGTGGCTTTGTGAACTTAGCTACCGATTACGATGACGATAGTATGGGAGTGAGACAGAGGATTTATTACTGATGGCGATAGAAAGACTAACACCTGACTTGGCAAGCCCTGTAGATGAGGATATGACAACTGCTGTAACAGGGGATGGTACAGAAGAAGATATAATTGATGTATTAGAAGAATACCAAGAAAGTGATGTAGAGATACAAGAGGACGGCTCTGCGTTATTAGGACCCGCACCAGAGATTCAAATGACATCTGAGTTTGGAGAAAACTTAGCCGATATTTTAAGTGATAGTGAACTTGGTAGAATTTATATAGATTTAGTCAGTAGTATAGAGTCTGATCGTTCTAGTAGAGAAGATTGGGAAAAAACTTATACGGACGGTCTAAAGTATTTAGGTATGCGTTTTGATGAAACGCGTTCTGAACCTTTTGAGGGCGCCAGCGGTGTCATTCATCCTCTACTCGGAGAGGCTGTTACCCAATTCCAAGCGCAGGCATATAAAGAGCTTCTCCCCGCTGGTGGCCCCGTTAAAACTCAAGTTGTAGGTGCTTACAACTCTGTTATAGAAGAACAAGCTCAACGTGTACGCGAGTTTATGAATTATCAAATCGTACACGTTATGGAAGAGTACGATGAAGATTTAGACCAAATGCTTTTTTACCTGCCACTAGCAGGCTCTGCGTTTAAAAAAGTCTACTACGATGAAAACTTACAACGACCCGTATCTAAATTTATAGCACCTGAAGATCTAATTGTTCCTTACTATACCACCGATTTAGAATCTTGCTCGCGTATAACACACGTCATTAAGATGCCTGAGAATGATGTTAAAAAATTACAGGCTATAGGGTTTTACAGAAGAACAGATTTACAACCAAGCGAAGACAATGAAAATTATTCGTCTTTAGATACGGAGAAAGAGAAGCTTGAAGGTATGGAACGTGAATCGGGTAGTGACGAGGTTTGCGTATTATATGAGGTTCATTGCAACTTAGACTTAGAGGGCTTTGAAGATATGGATGCTAACGGTATGGAAACGGGTGTAAAGTTACCCTATATCGTTACTATAGATTCTACTACTGAAAATATTTTATCCATACGTAGAAACTTCAAACCTGAAGACCCAATGAAGAACAAGATAGAATATTTTGTTCATTTTAAATTTTTGCCAGGTTTAGGATTTTATGGTTTTGGTCTAACTCACATGATCGGAGGCTTATCCAAAGCATCCACATCTATCCTCCGACAATTAATAGATGCGGGTACTCTCTCCAACTTGCCTGCTGGTTTTAAGACTCGAGGCATCCGTATACGTAACGAAGATGAACCCATTCAACCTGGTGAGTTCCGCGACGTGGATGCGCCAGCAGGCTCTTTGCGAGATGCAATACAACCATTACCATTTAAAGAACCAAGTGGCACATTACTATCGTTATTAGGATTATTAGTTTCATCAGGACAGCGATTTGCATCGATAGCTGAGATAGCGGTTGGTGAAGGTAATACACAAGCTCCTGTAGGGACTACTTTGGCTTTAATGGAAAAGTCTACAAAGGTTTTAAGCGCGATTCACAAACGATTACACAACGCGCAGAGAAAAGAATTTGGATTGCTGTCAGATATATTTGCACAAAGTTTACCACCCGAATACCCCTACATGGTTTCAGGCGGTATGAATATGGTTAAGCAAAGTGATTTCGATGGGCGAATAGACATATATCCTGTTAGCAATCCAGATATATTTTCGACGAGCCAACGAATAGTAATGGCTCAAGAAATGATGCAGCTGGTCCAGTCTAATCCCCAAATACACGGTCCAGGTGGTGTCTACGAAGCCTATAGAAGAATGTATGCGTCTTTAGGTGTAGATAACATTGACCAGTTGCTTCTTCCTCCGCCTCCAGATCAACCTCCTGCTATGGAGGCGGGTATGGAAAACTCCAATCTTATTATGGGTGGGACAGCGCAAGCGTTTCCTGAACAAAACCACGATGCACATATAGCTGCACACGTAAGCCTTTTAAATTTACAACCTGTTCAAACAAACGCGCAGGTACAGGCTAATATCATTTCACATATAATGCAGCACTTGCAGATGAAAGCAGATATTATTGCTCAACAGCAAATGCCACCAGAAGCTATGCAGCAGTTCCAACAACTACAACAACAAGCGCAACAAGTTTCGCCTATCGAGGGACAGCAGTTACAGGCACAAGCTAATAATATATTGGCGCAGTTTAGCTCACCAATCATGTCTGAATTGGTTATACAGTTCTCGCAACAGATAGGAACGCCACAAGAAGAAGATCCATTAGTTACTATTAGAAAGCAAGAACTTGCACTAAAAGGACAGCAATTGAATCAAGAACAGCAACAGTTTATGCAACGTGAAGAACAACGTGCGTTAGACCAAGCTAGACAGGATCAAATCGATCGTGAGCGTATTTCAGCTCAACGCGATATAGCAGAAATGAAAGACGATACGACAAGAGATAGACTTGATCAACAAAAGGAACTAAAATTAATTGATCTTGGTTTAAGAGAACTTTAATTATGATAAAAAGAACTGAAGTAAATCAACAGAAAACTCCAACCGTACTAGACGGCAAACAGTCATATTCCAACAAAGGCACGTTGCAAACGAAGAAGGCAGAGTCCTTCGACGCTAATACCGCACCAAAACCAGGTATGGGAAAAGGCAAGGCCAGAGGTATGGGTGAGGCCGAGTTCGGCGGTAAGTTTTCTGGTATTTACTAATGGATTTAATTTGGTTAGCTGAAGCCTTACAAAAGATTCTTAAAGAAAAAAAAGAATCTTTGGAGGATTTAATTATGAACGGTGCCAAAGATTTCCAAGAGTATAATTATCTACGTGGTCGTTACAATGCCCTCGAAGACGTAGAACAAGAATTAAGGGTGTTGCTGGAAAGGAGTGTGCAAAACGATGAAAGAGGTACTGGTACCTGATCATATCGCGAGAGAGGTTGAAGCTGAAAAGCAAAACCCAGAAGAAGAAAAATCAGAATTAGATCAAGCTTATGTCAAATCAGATGACAGAGTTCTCGATCCAACTTTATTAGAAAAATCTTATTTAGAACGTATGCCACAACCAACAGGTTGGAGGATATTAATTTTGCCATACAAAGGCAAAGCTGTATCTAAAGGTGGTATTGTTCTAGCAAAAGAAACTGTAGAAAGAGAATCACTAGCTACTGTGGTAGCCTACGTAGTGAAAATGGGTCCTCTTTGTTATGCCGATCAGAACAAATTTGGCGATACCCCTTGGTGCCAAGAAAAACAATGGGTATTAATTGGTAGATATGCAGGGGCTAGGTTTAAACTTGGCGACGATGCAGAGTGCCGTATTATTAACGATGACGAAGTCATTGCAACTATAGAAGACCCTGACGATATAGTCAGTGTCTAACATGAGAGGGAATCATGCAAGAAAACAACGCGATACAGACTGAGGAGCAAGAGCCAACCGAGGTTGTAGAACTTGAAGAAGAGGTAAGTTCTGAAGAACTAGAGTCTGCACCTATCGAAGATGTTTCCGCAGAGGAAACTAAAGTCGATCAGGACCAAGACGAATTAGAAGATTATTCTAAAAATGTTCAGAAACGTATTTCTACTTTAACAAAAAAAATGCGCGAACAAGAACGCGCGGCTCAATCGGCATACGAATACGCAAAAAACTTACAGGCTGAAAATGAAGCTTTGAAACAAAATTCGTCTCAGTATGTTGAAAACTATCAAAGTGAAGCTGAAGGTAGATTAAAAGCACAAAGAGCGCAAGCTAACGCTGTTTTAAAATCTGCTTATCAAGATCAAGACTGGGACAAAGTTACAAAGGCGCAAGACATACTTGACAAAATAACCGTTGAAGAAAGTAAGTTAGCTAATAATAAAATGACTATTGAACCACAGTCAAACTACCAAGAAATGCCGCAACAGGTGCCTTACCAACAGCCAGCGGCGACACCACAACCTGACCCAGCTGCTGAAGATTGGGCTAGTAAAAACGAATGGTTTGGTGAAGATGAGGCTATGACTTTAGTGGCTTTTAACATACATAGAAGACTGGTAGAAGAAGAAGGGTTTGATACAAACGACTCTTCGTACTATACTGAAATCGATAAACGTATGAGAGCTGAGTTTCCACATAAATTTAGTGAAGGTGGAGAGGCAGAGTCAAAAGGCAAAATACAGCAAACTGTAGCGCCTGCTGGCAGAAGCGAAAGCTCTGGACGCAAACGACAAGTAAGGCTAACAAAAGCCGAAGTGGAAATGGCACGTCGTTTGAATGTACCGTTACAAGAATATGCTAAACATGTAAAAAGGTAGACAAATGACAAAAGAAACAGAATTAAACGAATCAATTGATGCCCAGGCATCTACTGGTAACAGAACATCACGTTCTGCTGAAACTCGAGCAAAAGATACTGCTCGCAAACCTTGGCGTCGCCCCCAGATGCTAGATACTCCAGAGCCACCTGAAGGATATGAATACAGGTGGATAAGAGCTGAAATCGTTGGACAGGAAGACAGAAAAAATGTAACTGCTAGGCTAAGAGAAGGTTTTGACCTTGTTAGAGCTGAAGAGTTAAATGGTTTCGAGATTCCCACGCTTGACGATGGAAAGCACTCAGGAGTTGTCTCAGTGGGTGGTTTGCTCTTGGCTAAGATCCCTACAGAAACGCGAGATGAAAGAAACGCCTACTTTGCAGGTCGCGCACAATTGCAACAAGATGCAGTTGACAATGATTTGATGAGGGAATCTGATCCTAGCTCTCCGATTTTAAAACCAGAGAGAAAAACAAGCGTAACTTTTGGTGGTGGTAATCGTGATTGATTATCACTTTAATTAATTAACTGACTGAATAAGGAAAACTTATTATGGCAAATAAAGATGCACCTTTCGGGTTTCGTTCAGTAGGGAAAAAAGGTGGCGGCGTCGCAAACGGCGGTGTTACTGAGTATTCTATTGCTTCTGGCGCAACTGGAAATATCTTTTCGGGCGACCCAGTCAAGATGTTGAACACTGGTACTATATTAGTAGCTGGTGCTGCAACAACTTTATTGGGAATATTCAGAGGTTGTAAGTTCACGAATAGTTCTGGAGAAGTAATTTTCTCGTCGCACTATCCAACACAAACTACATCTTCGGATATTGTTGCATTTGTTGAAGATGATCCTGATACACTTTTTGAAGTGCAATGCACAGGATCGTTAGCTCAGACAGCTGTAGGTAATAACGTAGAGTTAGCTTACACATCTGGGTCTACAAAAACTGGTATGTCTGCGGCAGAAATTTCTTCTACCACAGCAGCTACTACTGCTCAGTTTAGAATCGTAGGATTCTCTACTGATCCATCTAATAGCACTACTGGTTCTGCTAACGTAAATGCAATCGTATATATTAATGAGCATTTCTATACCACAGTAACGGGAGTTTAATAATGGCAATAAATAGAGCGCAATTAGCGAAAGAACTAGAGCCTGGATTGAACGCCCTTTTTGGGTTGGAATACTCCAGGTATGAAGCTGAACACGCTGAAATATTTGATACTGAAACTTCTGACAGAGCGTTTGAAGAAGAAGTTCTTATTTCAGGTTTCGGTAATGCTGAAGTAAAAGCTGAAGGCACAGGCGTTAGATTTGATAACGCTACTGAAGGTTATACTTCGCGTTACACTCACGAAACTGTTGCTTTGGCCTTCGCATTAACAGAAGAAGCTGTTGAAGATAATCTTTACGACCGCTTGGGAGCTAGATACACCAAAGCGTTGGCAAGATCAATGGCAAATACCAAACAAATTAAGGCTGCTGCCGTATTGAACAATGCGTTCTCTACAGCAGGAGGCGATGGTAAATCTCTTATAGCAACGGATCACCCCATGAGTGGTGGTGGTACTCTTGCTAACAGAGCTACAACTATGGCTGACCTTAATGAAACTTCGTTAGAAGATGCTTTGATTTCAATATCAACATTTACTGATGATAGAGGTTTGACTATTGCTTTGAGAGGAATGAAACTAATCGTTCCACCTCAACTTCAATTCGT